CAGATTTATTCCGACTACCAAATTGAACCTTAGATGACCTTTGAATGTCTCCATCCTTTAATGGCATCTTAGGATCGCTTTCTCGCAAATAGTTATGGTCGACACCGTCTAATTGATCTTTCGCTTGTGTATTAAAATAAGCGTTTCTCTCTTGAACAGTTTCTTCTGGAACTTTTGCAAGGATTAAACCACCAACTCCTATAACACCTGAGTTAGATCCATCCTGTACAGTAGGAGCTTCGAAATCTGGGAAATCTTCAGCTCTTACAGGCTCATAACCTTCTCGAATACGTTTTGACATATTCGATTTGTCATCATAGCCTCTTACGGATTCACGGATCCACCTGAATTTATATCCAGGAGGTGCTTGGGGTGCGTCTAACATAGACGGGGGAGCCCATGGCTTTCTGCGAGTTTGAGTGTCTCGAGTCTGTGCAGATCGGGAGCTGCGTTCTGTTTTTATTTCTTCTGTCATATTATACTCCTATTGCTCAATATGTTTTGCGTACTCTTCAAGAGGCACATTCAGTCTTTTAGCTATTGCTACTTGACTTGGTGTGAGTTTTACTTTGCGTGCGGTTCTTTTACCTGTAGCCCCACGGCTGGAGGCAGCAACTTGCTGCACTGGTGCATTTTGCTCTTCTGAAAACTTATTAGGAAAATATTCTTTCATTCGCCCATCGACTTTAGAATAATATCCATCAGTTGAAGGATCAACTCCTTCTTCTACTAATTCTTTATGTATACCAAACGCTGCGTAAGTCATCGCTTGATCACTTCCAAACCATTCATTTTTATTAGCCCACTCCTGTGCTTTAGGATCTGGGGGAGGAGCTGATTGTTGAACAGGAGCTTCGGGAACTTCAATTTGATTTTCATTTGAAGATTCTCTAACTTTTTGTTGTGCAGATAACCTTCTAAGGTTTTCATGTTCAGCCGCACTTCTTGAAAGTTGTTCTGTTGCTGTAGCAATCGCATCTCCGTCTCCCTGTTCATTAGCTTCTTTTAAATGTATTTTAGCTCGTTCTAGGTCAGATTGTATACGATTATCGTATTCTTTAAAAAGAGAAGAGTCGGAACTTTTTAATTTATCCCGTAAACTGCTGTTATCTGTGTGTATGCTTTGGGCATAATTAACAGCTTCATCTCGCTGTCTTTCAGCTTCTCTCATTTTATAAGTTAGTTTATCGATACGTTTTTGGACGCCTTCGCTAATAGTGTCTAACTCATCTTTAGGAGCGTTAGTTAATAATTCAACCTTTTGATCAGGTAACGAATCATCGACATCAGCTTCTCTTATATCAACTTCCCCTTCAGGAAGTTCTAGTTCTATTTCTAAATTTTCTGCTTCTTCTTGCATGGTATTCTCCACGTTTATGATAATATATCTTCTGGATTATCGATAGTTGCTAAAATCTCGTCATCATTTAATAGTCGCATATCGCCACCATCAATCATAAAACGAGCTCCTGCGTATCTTCCAAATATAACCCAATCTCCTTTTTTGCACCAAGCTCCATCAGGAAACTTATTTAAGTCTCCATAGGCATCAGGTCCAAGGTCAACAACATAACCTACAACAGTCGCTAGTCTTTCTTTATCTAGTGTCTGTTTAGCTAAATGTATGCCGCCCTTGGTTACTCCTTGAGTAACAAAAGGAAGGATTAATATTCTATATCCAGTAGGGTGCGGTAATTTCTCCGAGTGCGAGTCTAGTGTATCAACGGTTAAAGTAGATTCTGGTTCACGTTCTGCAACCTCTCCTTTACTACCAAAGTTATCAACTCGATTTGGAACAGTATCAGTCATATGATTCCTCCATATTTTTATTTAAAGTTTGAAGTTCCTGCTCCGCAACATTCAAACCAGCTATTTCACCAACGATTCGGTGGTACTGCTCAATATCTTGAGCTCCTCCTGACGCAAGTGTGTGCGAGAGAGCTTCTTTTCTCTCTCGATAAGTACGGAGCAAATGCTCCGCCGCTAAGATAAAGTCCATTAATTACTTAATTGAACGATACCAAAGAAGTCCTTTAGTCTGCCCGTAAGCAGCTTTAACTTTTGCCTCTTCTGGCTTATCTAAACAAACCCCTGCTTCTACAGACTGTGTTCTAGTGTCGTCTTGCATAGACGGTTCACTAGGAGCAGCTCTGTTGTTTTGTTTAGAAGGTGCTGGGTATTTTTTAGATGCTTCGTAATATTCTCGCATTATATTTCTCCGTTTTGATTTGTACTTTCACGTACTGTTTTAACTAACTCAGTAAAATTCTTTTCGACATCCCGCTGAGTTCGTAATTCTGCTTCTTGTAAATCAACAGCAGCTTTTACGTCTTCTCTTTCATTTGCTGCTGCAATTTTTTCACGTTCAAGTTGTCCTTGCATGTCTGCTTTCATTAACTCAACTTCTTTATCGCGTTGATCTTTTCCTTCTTTCTGCGTTAGCTGATCACGTTCTAATTGTAGTTGAGCTTCAAACATTTCACGTTGTGGGTCCCGTTGTGCTTGTTGTTGTGCTTGAGCCATAGCTTGTGCTTGACCAGTAACTTGTTGTGTCGCTTGTGCTGCCATCATAGCTATTTCGTTCATAACTTCTGGAGGCATCTGTCCATCTTCTAGTGATGGAAGAGGCTGACCAATAACTTGTTCTATTTGCAGTTTATACAACATTGCTTGATGTTCTTGAATATTTGCACCTATTGCTTGTAAGGCAGAAGGATTTTGTTGAACCATTGGATTTTGCATAAAAGCACTGTGAGCAGCGATGTATGCTTCGTGGTTTTGAAAATCAAAAGCTTTAATTGGATTACCTGTTAAAACAGCTTGTTCTTCACTAATCGGGTCTCTAGGAACTATTTCTGCTTCTTTAGGCAATACTGAGTCAATGTCTTTTATATTTAATGCTAAATACATTTTACGATAAGCTTCTCTTAAATTATGTAATTCAGGTGCAGCTTGAGCCATTTGTAGTTGTGTTTGCGCTAAAACTATTCTTTGTGTCATACTGAAAATATTTGGGTCACTTACAGGTATAACATCTACCGAACTATCGAAATCTTCTTTAAATACGTTTTCAGAAGCTCCTTGGACTTGATAAGGGTATTCAGGAGGTAAAAATTCACCAAATACTCTTTTTAATATTTTAAACTCTGTTTTTTGTGCATAATGCAATCTTTTATGGATTGCGGACATCACACGTTGTCCTTTTTCTAATAACGCAACAGTTGTTCCAACAGGAGCTTCGGAATTGCCGTCTCCTGTAGGTTGTTCTACCGTTGCTGCAAATTGTTTACCTGAATCAATTAAAGACCCTAATAATGACGTTAATGTAGCACTTGGTTCTTTATATGGTAACGGCATAAACGCATCGGTTAATCTTCCCCCTGGAGCGTCAACGTCTCGCCATTCTCCAGGCTGGAGCGGGTCATCATGTCTTTGGATGTTGAGTCCTCTGGACTTGAATCCAGCAGGAAGATTAGAAAGTGTGCCTGCGTCGATTAATTGACGCAAAATAGCGGTAACTGACTTAGTTAACCCACCCATCATGTGAATTAACCCAAATCCGTAAAAACCTAGTCCTGGAAGAAATTTAAAATGAGCAAAATGTTCAATTTTATTTCTCATTGGGTCTTTTTCTTTATAATTAGGTCTAATTGATAAAACATCATTAGTATCTTTACAAATAGTCACAATATACGGCAATGCTAACCCTGTTGGTTCTCCTTCTTCGTCTGTATCTTCAAAATCTTCTATATCTAGATTAACATGCATTTCTAAAAGAGTATATTCTTCATTATTTGTGGTTCTGCTAATGCCTTCAAGTTCTTCTATCTTTTTATCGACATCACTTGTGTCCGTAGAAGAAGGATCCATTAAATCTAGGTCTTTATAAAACCCTGATACCTGCATTTTGCGTAATTCGTTTTCTGCCATGTGAATTACATGAGTAATTCTAGGAGCAGTTAACAAATCAACGGCATAATACGGAACAACTAAGTCTTCTGCTTTAACAAACCTCGAAGTTGCTCGACCTAAACTTGGATCATAGTAAATTTTCTTAAATGCGGAACCTGATAAAGGTAAGTAAAAAAGTAATTGATCCATTTCAGGGTCAAACTCTTCCATTTTGTAAGTTATTTGATAATTCATGAAGTTTTTTACGCGATTAGCTTTTTCTAACTTCGCATCGTCTGTTATTCCTAAAACTTCTGTGTCTACTGGACCCCCCGCAGGTAATAATTCTTTGTAAGCTTGAGATTGAAACTGTGTTACAGCTTCAGAAAGGATTGGGTGGTAAACACCTGACGCTCCTTCGAACGGTTGTGATCTATCTTCTCCACGAATACCTAATAAATCTAAACCTTTACTAAAAGTTGTAAACCAATCCTCACGAGATTCTAAATCTTCTTCGTAAAGGCTAACTAATTCAGAAGCAAGAGAAGACAAATCTCTTTCATCCATAACTTCTGCAAGGTTTTCACCAAACTGTAAATTATCTTTTTCCTCAGGATCAAACCCTAGTGTGGCGGATCCATCTTCTGATAGAAATACTTCCATATCGGAAGAATCCATCAGTTCGGGTTGTTCTATTTCTAGTTCTATTTCTTCTTGTGATCCTGGAATCACTGAAAATGGTTGTCGTTCTATAGCCATGAGGACAAACTGTACTCCTTATTTACTTAATAATAAACCCATTGACGAGGTTGGTAATCTTCATCGTCATTGTAGTCTGATGTTAACGTTAAAAAACCACCTTCTCTAAACCTAGCCAACGCTAAAGTTGTGGCATCTACTAAGTCATCGTTTTCTCCGCCAGGAAAATCTGAAACTTCTTCCATTAGCTCTTCTCCCCACCTGTTATCAGGAACCCAAACTCTTCCGTCTTGGAAAATTGGAGATACTGCGTTTAGTCTCGCTATCTTATCTTGTCCTTTTCCTGGTGAAAAGGTATTTACGGGAATACCTACTCGACGTAATTCTTGTACCAATGGAATACCACTAGCTTTTGCTTCAATAATTATTGTATCGGGTTCCCAATATTCATATAACCGAAGTGCTTCCGCTTTTAATTCAGGGAAATCAAATCTTTCTTTTATACAATCAATTAAAATTAAATGCGCTTCCCCACCCGCGTAGTTTTCCTCACCTATTTTACCTTCGGGGTAAAAAACACCCCACGTGGTTATTGCAGTAAAGTCAGCTCTTTCTGATTTTAAAAAAGCTGTATCGTAACTTTGTATTAAATAATCACACTTAGGAGGATCTTCTTCATCCCAAATTTTAAACCATTCTTTAGGGATAATTGATATACCTTCTCCCGTAGGTCTTTGCATATATTGCGAAGCCCATTTAGAAGGACTAACCGAAGCTTTAATAGTTTGTAGTTCTTCTAACTTCCAAAAGTTAGACCAAAGTGATTTACCACTTGGTAATATTGCAGGAAACTCTATTAGTTTCCATTGGTCTGCTCCTTCGTCTTGTGCCATCTTTTTCATTAAACGACCCGTCAGATCTTTTTTAGACCAACGCGTCATAACAATTACGATTGCCCCTCCAGGTTGTAACCTTTGTCGCGGTCCCGACATAAACCATTCGTATGCTTCGTCTAATGCTTTATCAGACATCGCATCTTGTTCAGAATGTGGATCATCAATAATAAATAGATCCGCGCCCCTTCCAGCTAACGCACCTCCAATACCTGAAGCGTAATATTCTCCACCTTGGCTTGTTAACCATTTGCCCGCGGAACGGCTGTCTGATTTTAATGAAGTTTCAGGAAACAACTCTTGATACTCTTCCCCATCAATTAAGTCACGAACTTTACGCCCGAAGTTAATTGCAAGATCCGCGGTGTGTGTTGCTTCAATAATTTTTAGTTTAGGATTTTTACCTAATAGATACGCAGGAAACAAATGAGATGCAAACTCAGACTTAGTGTGTCGGGGTGGCATATTAATAATTAAACGTTTTAGTTTACCACTGGCTATGTCATCAAACGCCGCTGCCATTTTTACGTGGTGGTCTCCGTTTATAAAATCTGCCCAAATCGATTGAACAAAATGCATAAACGTGCTTGTGGATTTTTCTTGGAATTCGCGTTTACCTAATTCTTCTAAAAGAACCGTAAACTCTTTCGCTTCACCTTTCCCTAAATACGAAAGGTCAATCTTTTTTAAAAGCTCTAATTTATCTTTGTTGTCTTCCGACATAAGTTATTTTAAAAGTTCTTCTAAACGTTTTAATTCTTCAAGATTTTTACTAAAGTCTTTTGAAGGTGTTTCGTTTGCCTTAATTAAAGATTCATCATATCTTGTTTTAGTTAATAAAAAATTACGGCGTTTATTCATTCGTTCTAATTCTCTAGCAGGTCCTATTTCTTCCAAATAAGTTTTTCCTCGAGGAGTGTTCATGATTCCTTGTTGACTTCTTATAGCGGCTTGTTCCGCATCGGAAATACCGCCTGTGTTTCTTGCGTTTCCTAACGGCAATTGTCTTTGTTGAGGAACGTCTATATTAGTATTGCCACGCGGTCCACGGTTCGTGGGGGCTGGAGCTTTAGCTTTTAATTGTGGAAAACGTCCTGCAGCATCATTTCCAACACTTACTCCTGACCTTCCAGGAAGTTTATTACCTATGTTTCGTATTACTTGATTTACCATATCCCCACCAACAGCACCGTAAGCTTTGTTAATAATAGGTCCTGTGGCTCTGCTTGCAAAATTAGATAACCACGCAGGTCCCGCATATGGAAACGTTGCTGCCGTACCTAATCCTGCGAGTAACATAGCGTCATCTTTAATTAAATCGGAAGTGTCTATTTCTGATCGGGAGTACTCACGTTCTTGTCTGTTGCCCTGAGCAAATTCTTCTGCGATGTCTTGGAAAAGTTCTTCTATTCGTGATGCCATAGTAAAGTAGTTATTCTAATGAATGGTCTCCTTAACGATTATCTTAATCCGAAAGCCATGGTGCTGTAAAGTTTATTCGAGTTCATTCATTAATTGGATAATGCGGTTTAATCCTGCTTTCGGGTTTTGTTTTGTACGAGCCGCCGCTGCGCGGATCTCGGGCATCGAAGCGCGTAACAATTCTAATGTGTATTGGCTCGCGCCTCCGAGGTCTGTTCCACCCCTAGTTTCTGCATAAAACCTACTGACGATACCGTCCAAGTTTTCATTTACGCGGGACGTAGTTCCTCCACGACGTTTACCGTATTTTTCGTAACCCTGTCCTGATCCGCCACGACGTCCACGACTTTGCATGATTGACGGTAAACCTTCCGAAAGTTTATCTGCTGTTTGTGTAATGCCCGTGCCCGCAGTTGCCATCGCATCTTTTGCGCCTTGCGGAATCATCGCACCAAGTTTTGACGCTCCTGTATTAAAAAGTGCCGAGAGAGCTTTTAACTTTGCGACGGGGGCTGCAAGGGAGAATTCTTGTAATCCTGGTTCATCTTTAACCCGTTCGAACATCGCGGCTTCTGCTTGGTATTGAAGATCCATGTTTTCTTGTTCGATGTCAATTTCTGATAAACGGTCTGTTGCCATAGTAAAGTAGTTAAATAGATAACAAGTTTCCTATAATATACACCTAAAAAATTTTTTCGCAAAATTTTTTTATATTTGAAAAATACACAGAATTATGAGGCTGACTCCAGGAGGGCGGGTGGGTCCCGCGCTTAGGCGCTGTAAGGGGGTTACCCCTTTACTGTAGGGGCTTTGTATATACGTTCAATGTAGAGCGTTTTTGTAGCTCTGAGATAGGTTAATAAGGTTAAGATAAGGTAGATAAACTATAGGCGTTAAAAAATACTCTTAGGCTCTTAGAGTCATTGCCTTTGGAGATCTAGGTTAAGTTAGCTAATGCTTATATAACCGAACTTCACTAAGTGATGACGATAATGCGCGCATATCTTGTTAGCCCCTTGAACAGTAATTAAACCATTCTTAATCAGTACTGAACCCATGTTTGATTCACCTTCGCCGCATAGGCTCTTAGCCCCGTTAAGTGGTAAGGTGTTACCATTGCGTACTAAGGTTTCTATTATCTTCTGTTCTTGTGGCGCACAAGCTGACTTAGAACCTTGAGCTTGATCTTGCGTTGTAGGTGTACGTAAGACTGTCCATACTTCATTCGACCTTGAGCCACCTTTAGAGGGGCTAGCTTTAAAAGCAGCGTCTATCTTTGCGTGATGTGCTTTGTTACCCGTTTTAGTTGTTTCTGTTGTCATATCATTTTAGGTAGTTAGTTCTTAGCTAACTAGCCTTATTAACCTAAGCATAAGTGCGTCGGTATGTATCTAGTATACATGAACTACTTTACTTGTATACCTAATTGACTAATATAATTAACTTTATTTATAGCCTATAAATCCGTCCGTCGGTCCGTCCGTCCGTCGGTCCGTCCGTCCGTCGGTCCGTCCGTCCGTCCGTCGGTCCGTGGCTCCTGGTGCGTGCGTCGGTGCGTCGCGGAGCGACCGATAGACCGATTGA